AAGAGTACAAGTAACCGAACTACTTAACCACTACACCAATAACATTAACTGGGATTTGTCAGACCCAGACTGCTGGGGAGTGGTTGAATTACCGGAAGACCACATATACGAGATAAATGGATTCGAATTCCCGTATGTCGAAGAATTTTGCGACACCCTTAAATTAAGCGAAAACGTCGACGAAATACAGTTCACCCAATTTGATATGAACGGGGGAATAACGTGTTCGACCTTATTGTTTAGAGCCACTGTCTCGGACGAACCGCCACGATTTTATAAGTTCGACCTTTATGAAGGAGGGTCAGTGACTAACTACGAAGTCCGACGATGGGTCGACGAGAGCTTTAGCGACGATGACTTGCGCAAACTTATGCTAGTAAAGTAGGACCGAGGATCGTTGACAGGGGCCGAAAGGCCCCTTTTTTTGCCCCTAATTAGACTATTAGATTATTGCTATTGTTCTGTGGAAAAAATAAAAGTTTTTTGAAAAAAATAAACAGAATTCACTAATAAACTAATAGAAGTAATAGAATCAAGCTGAAAGTCTCTAGGACAGTGGATCTTGTGAAAAAGAACAAAGTAATAGAAATGTATTAGATATTAGTTTCATAAGTAAGAATCAGAAAGATTTTAGAGAAGGACACGAGGAAACTTTTAGACTTTCATAAAATATATTATATTTAAAACATAACTATCCACACTGGAATTACCGAATGAAAGACCTACAGTACACGCCAATGATCCCTGCAGAAGATGGTAACGGTTGGCTCGACCCTGATGGTAAGAGGTGGCAAGAGTTAAACCCGAAACAAAAGAAGTTTGTCAGGGAGTACATTAAAGGTCAAAACGCTACAGAAGCAGCGGTAAAAGCAGGATATACGAAGAACAGGAACGCTGCCAAGAGACAAGGAAGTGTGTTACTAAACCACAACCCACTCATCCGAAACTACCTCATTAACCAGCAAATACGAGAGGAAGAGCGAGAGAAGGTTTCTATGGAAAGTCACCTTTCCGCTTTACATGACCTTCGGGAAGAGGCGAGGGACCAAGGTCAAATCAACGCAGCGATTACCGCCGAGATTCACCGAGGCAAGGTCGGGGGACTCTACATCGACCGACGCGAGGTGTTGACCGCAAAGATCGACGGACTAAGCAAGGACCAGTTGATCGATCGACTGAGCGGATTGATCGCGAAGCGAATTCCACGGACGTTTGAAAGCGAGGCCCACTTGGTCGAGCACTTAGATTAGTCGCTCTACTCTACTCTACTTTTCGGCTTTGGGTCGCCCGTTTCCCACCCTCCCACCCAGTCACTCTATTTATCGCTTTACTTTGCGTTATTATGCTTTACTCTACTTTATTCTGCTCTATTTTGCACTGTTTTAATGCTTTACTCTACTCTATCACTCTACTCTATCACTCTACTCTATCACTCTACTCTATCACTCTACTCTATCGATCCGTCAGTCCATGGGGCAGCGCCCGCCCACCACACCCACCCGACCGACCGATCGATCGATCGACTGAAAGGAGTGACAGACGGACTGATCGAAACACAGGAACGACGGGCAAAGAAAAGCCGCCCGAGGGCGGCTGATCTAAGGTGACGATCGGTTAGCTGAATTCACCGATCTTGATGCGACCCTGCTTGTGCTTCCATTCCTTGGAGCCTTCGATCTGCAACTTGTAGTGTGCGATGATCGTTGCGCCATCTTGGCTATACCCAAGAGTTTCAAGATCAGCTTTTTCGCTGATGTCTTGGATGCTGACAGGTTCGTGCCCAGCTGTTAGAAGATCAAAGTATGCGTCGATAACTAGGTCGATCTGCTTTGGTAGTCGCATCCCTTCCTGAATGCTGTCAAACATAACCTTGCCAGATGCGCCTTGACCCTTGCCACTGGAGACAGTCTTAGGTCGTGCAACTTTTACAGTCTGTGCTACTTGAGTTTTTGCTGATTGTGCCATAGTGTTTTCCTTTCTACTTTCTAGTTTAGTTTGTGTGGCGGGGTCATCCCCCTAACCACAAGACCATTGTCGCGTACCGCGTGCCGAAAGTAAAGCACTACAAGCCAAAATCGCATATAACATTTTGTTATCTCAGCGACCCCAACCATGCGAAAATAATGCTTTACACGGAGGGAAAAATGTGGTATAGACCCCCCATACCCCTAACCGCAGCTCTACCCTCCCACCCACTCACCCATCACCTTGGGTCCAGCCTCACAGACGTCTGTACTTTTGCTATGGGTCCCTACCCCTAAAAATTTCGCAAAAAAAATTTTACGGATGGGTTTTTGGAGGGTAGTATTCAGATAAATTACCGGGAGCCATGTCTCATGATGCGAAGACGTAGACCTTTAATGCGCCAAGAGGGAGGAACGACCCAAGGTTCACGATTCAACGCCCCTATGATTGGAAACGTTTCTGAAGCTGGGCGTAGTAGTTTATCTGGAATGTCGATACAGGATTTATTGGCAAGGCTTGAAGCACCTACGGTTCCTTCTCGTTATGCGGAAGGTGGCAGAACTTATTCTGATAATGACTTAGTAATGATCGAGGAACTTTCTCCGCAGGATGAAATGCAGGCTGAGTACGACGCTGAAATTGCTGGTTTGGGCAGTGGTACTGGGTTAGGTGGTTTTTTCCAAGATTTGTTATATGGAGGTATGGATCCGGAAGAACTTTCCGAGTTAGATTTTACTCCTGAGTTTATGCAAGATTTGCCCGAGGTTCCTGAAGAGGTAGAAATCGCGATGAGTATCGTCGGCCCCGGTAAGGGGAAGGGGATTAGTTCGTTAATTGGTAAGGCGGGTGAACTTAAAGGGTTAGGTAAAAAATTAGTTGATTCTATACGGGATAAACCCCCTGCGTTACCGTCCCCGAAGCGAGGACGAGATTTCGAAGAAGAGCCGATGACGGGCCGCGAGTTTTTGGGATATAAAGATGCGCCTAGGCCCCCGTCCCCACGGGATAGCGAAATGAAGATCATGCGGGATATGCTTAAAAATCCTAAAGCGGATAATGTCTTCGATAAGAAAATGGATTCCCCTAAATCTCAGCTAGATAATCTAGCTTCACGTACATCTAGGTCAGCTGGAGACGATTACGCTGAAAAGTTAATGATAAAAAGAGATAGTCTTGAGGGGCAGTTAATGCAGGACCGTCTTGAGCCACGGACTCGACGAAGATTAGAAAGCGAGTTACGGGATGTTTTACGGGACATAAATTTCTTTACTCGAAAGGCAAGACTCCAAGAGCCGTTAGGTATCACACCTAAATCAACATTTGGTCCCCCTAAAATGGCGGCGGGCGGTCGTCCCGGATTATATGCAAATATCCACGCGAAGCGTAAGCGTATTGCAGCCGGTTCTGGTGAGAGGATGCGTAAACCCGGATCGAAAGGTGCCCCGACAGCGGCGAACTTTAAGCAAGCCGCGAAAACTGCAAAACGCGCAGGGGGCGGGCATTTAATGAATACGGGTTATTACGGCAAATCGTACAGATAAGGAATCGAAATGTCTTGGACGGATATTGCGAATATTATATTAACGGTTGGGCAAACTGCGTATCAAGCCCGCGAACAGCGTAAAGCACAGGAAGAGGCGCAACGGGCTAATTTAATTGGTCGGTTAACTGTTGAAGGTCAGGCTCCGCAATTAGTTTCAGGTGCTCAGATGATTTCTGATGAGCCGATTATGGGAAGCGATGTATCGCAAATATTAGCTAGTTTGCAGTACGATCCCAATGCAGGGTTTTCGCAGGGAGGCGGTGGCGAAGCGCCAGAGATCCCCCCTGAATTATTAGCTGCATTAATGGCAGAACAACAAGGGCCACAGTTCGCGGCAACAGGTGGGCCGGTCGGTAAACCTGACGATACTTATTATTTTACTGTTGAAGATATACAGGGGATGATGCAAGAACCTGATCCGATGATGCAGGCTGTCGGCGCTGGGTTAATGCAGCAGATGCCACCGGGCGGTGGTATGGTGCCAGCGACTCCGGGACAGATTCAGATGATGGCTAATGGTGGCCAGCCGTTATATCGTAACGAGGGTGGTAAAACTAATATAATGACAACAGACTTACGAGACGTTGGGCCTGATTACGATGAGATCGTAATGTTAAACTCTAGTGAGGATGGCGATGAGTTAGTCGAGGGTGTTGATTATTTTATGATTGACGGTGAAATGGTTTGGCCGTGGGAATTTGAAGAACGTGAACAAGCTAGAGTGAATGAAGAAATGTCAGCTCCTCTTGCGCCACGGTTCGGTCCCGGAAAAAGGAAAAAAGGTTCTAAACCAGTATTTAGCGCATCTCAACGCTATGAGATGGATAGAATGATAGACGCAGCTAGAAAAAGCGGTCGGACTATTACCCCTACCGATCGGGAAAACCTAGAAATATTTATGGAAGAAGTACCTATTCTGGAAGAAGTACCTATTCGACGGCAGGAGGGTGGTATAACCGCCGTAAAAAAGTTTAATCCGTTATACCGAGAAGACGGTGGGATAAGCGATGAACGCTTATCAGATATTTTTAATCGCAGTCCTTACGGAACAGGGGTTCCTATGGATATAGGATACGATAAAGAATCGGCACTAACTCCAACAGATGCCGCCGCAATTATAACTAGTGGTGTTCCTGTGGTTGGAGATATTTTAGGGTTAGTTGCAGACGCTGATATGTATGCTCGAGACCCTGAGTCTAGGAATATTTTAAATTACGTTTTAAGCGTAGCGTCGATGTTGCCGATTATTCCTGCAGCATCACTATTAAATAAACGTGATACGTCGACTATGGTTCCAGACGATCCTGAAGAATATTTACAAGGATTGTTGCAAGAAGAGCAAGCCAGCGAACTTAAAGGGCTTTTATCGGAAGTTCCATTTAGTGGAAAACTTTCGAAAAGGGAGTTCGATAAAAGATTAAGACGCCACGAGCAGTACTTAGAGGATTTAGAAAAAACGACAGGGTTAACTAGGCAACAACGTTTAGACAGAGACTACCCTGTAAGCGTTTACCATGGTACAAATTCTGCAGACGAGATCGACAATTTCGATCCTTCGTTATATGCTAACAAAGGAACGTTTCTAACAGAATCCCCGGCGTTAGCTTTTAGTTATGGCAACTCTGTAATGCCTTTACGAATAAATGATTCAGGCTTTGCTGTTGTAGACTTTAGAGGCAATAATTGGAATAATCCCCCGGAAGATGCGACATTGCGATTACCTGACGGAACGGAGATATTTTTAAAAGATTCTAACGTTTTTAACACAGACGATATTGCGAGTCTTGCAGAAAAATTAAACATCCCCGGTATTCGATTAAAAAATATTGTTGATATTGGGTCGGATTCTAATCTTAAAGGCCCAGACTTTCGTGAGGAGTTAATTGAGTACGGAGAAAACCTCGAAAAGTATGATCAGTTTATTGTTATGGATTCTAGTCGAATAAGGTCTACTTCAGCGAAAGCAGATCCAAAACGAAAGAGTTCCGAAAACATTTTAGCGGCAATAGCCCCAGTAGGGGTTGGGTTAGGAGGAAGTGCTTACCTTGTAAGTAGCCGTTCTCCAATTACAAACGAAGACGAAACTTAGGAGCAGTTATGAAAAGACAAGGCTATAACGCACGACTCGATGATTCTTTAGGATCGAAAAACGGCAAGAAAAAGCAGTCGATGAAATCTCGTCGAAAGGAAAGCAAGGGTACTGAAATGGCTATGGGTAAGCCAGCTTACTCCGGGGATTCTATGATGATGTCCTACGGTGGCAGTCCTAAGAAAATGAGAAAGGGTGGTAAAACTTATCGCGGCGCTGGCTGTGAAATACGCGGCTAATGTCTAATAAAGTTTTAGAAGATCTTCGCAATGTAGACTTATCTTACTTATCAAAGGAAGAAGCTAAAGAGTTCACGATTCTTTTAGAAGAACTTGAAAAGCGAGAACGTCAAGAAAAGTCTGCCGCGAGCTTTTACGACTTTGTGAAGATGATATGGCCCGAGTTTATCGCGGGCGCACACCACAAACGAATGGCCGAGGCTTTCGATAAGATTGCCTCAGGCGAATCGAAACGTCTAATTATTAATATGCCTCCTCGACATACGAAGTCTGAATTTGCTTCGTACTTGTTTCCTGCATATTTATTGGGTAAACGTCCCAAGTTAAAGATTATCGAGGCAACACACACGGCTGACTTAGCTATAAACTTCGGTCGTCGTGTTCGTGACTTGATTGAAAGCGAAGAGTATGCAGAGGTTTTTCCCGGTACTCAGCTAAAAGCTGACTCTCGTAGCGCCGGTAAGTGGAATACGATGCAAGGGGGGCAGTACTATGCGGCGGGTATTGGTGGTGCATTAGCTGGTCGTGGTGCTGATTTGTTTATTATCGACGATCCGCACTCTGAACAAGATGCGTTTTCGGATAAAGCGTTGGACGAAGCCTACGAATGGTATCAAACAGGCCCTCGACAGCGTCTTCAGCCGGGAGGAGCTATCGTTGTTGTAATGACTCGTTGGTCTAAAAAGGATGTAACGGGTCGTTTAATTAAAAAGATGACTCAAGATAAGGGCGGGGATAAGTGGGAACTAATAGAGTTTCCTGCGATACTACCTTCCGGTAAACCGTTATGGCCTGAGTTTTGGAGTCTTGAAGAATTAGAAGCAACTAAATCGTCTATTCCTCCGTCAAAATGGGCTGCTCAGTATATGCAGCGCCCAACTGGGGAAGGTATTTCAATTATTCCAAGGGATTGGTTTAAAGTTTGGCCACAAGATCAACCTCCTTCTTGTCAATATTTAATACAAAGTTACGATACTGCGTTTTTAAAATCTGAACGAGCCGACTTTACTGCGATAACAACGTGGGGAGTGTTCTATCCTGAAGGAAAAATTGGAGAAGATCTGTATACGGGCGAAGAAGCCCATATTGTTTTATTAGATTGCGTAAAAGAGCGGTTCGATTTTCCTGAATTAAAGCAAGAAGCTCTGCGGTTATACGAATACTGGAACCCTGATTCGGTAATTATTGAGACAAAAGCCTCTGGAATCCCGTTAACACAGGAGTTAAGGCGATTAGGTATTCCGATTAACACATATTCACCTAACAGAGGGCAAGATAAGATCGCAAGATTAAATTCTGTTAGCCCTATTTTCCAAGATGGCAAGGTTTGGGTGCCTGAGACACGTTGGGCCGAAGACTTAATGGACGAAATTAGCGATTTTCCTAACGGTGAGAACGATGATTTGGTTGATGCGACAACATTAGCCTTAATGCGGTTCAGAACGGGTGGATTTTTGCAGTTAAAAAGTGATTTTTCGGAAGAAGAAGAGTATTATCCGAAACTTAGGGTATATTATTAACAAAAATCTAGGTAAGGTTGCCAATTATGGCTGATATGCAAGATTATTTAGACGATTCTTTCGCCGAAATTGAAATTGAAGGGGTTCCAAACCTCGAAGACGGTGTAGAAATCTTTTTTAACGAAGAAGGCGAAGGAACTTTAGGGTTTGACCCTGACGAAGAGTTCGAAATAGATTTTAATGACAACCTTGCAGAGTATTTAGACAACGGGGAACTTGGAAAAATCGGTTCTAAGTTAATTTCTGCGTATGAAGACGATTTACATTCTCGACAAGACTGGTACGAAACGTTTAAGGACGGTCTTGAGTTATTAGGTATAAAATCAGATCCTAGAAGCGAGCCGTTCCAAGGTTCAAGTGGTGTTTATCACCCTTTACTTGCCGAAGCGGTAACTCAGTTTCAAGCGCAAGCCTATAAAGAATTATTACCTTCTGGTGGACCTGTCGACACTCAAGTTATGGGTAAAGTTACTGATCCGAAGTTGCTTCAAGCAAATCGTGTCAAGAACTTTATGAATTATCAAATAACTTACAAGATGGAAGAGTTTGATCCAGAAATGGATCAGCTTTTGTTCTATCTTCCGCTTTCCGGTTCTGCTTTTAAAAAGTCTTACTATGATCCAACTATAGGTCGTGCGGTTTCTCGGTTTATTAAATCCGAAGATCTTGTAGTTCCTTACTATACGACTGATCTAGTTTCAACGCCTCGAATTACGCATGTGTTACACATGACCGAAAACGATTTGTTAAAGTTAAAGCGATCAGGCTTCTATCGAGATACTCCAACAACGTCTCCGGGGCTAACTCAAGAGTCTGTCGTTCAAGAAAAGATTGACGAGCTTGATGGGTTAAGTCCGTCTAATTCAGATAGAGAGTTTACGTTGTTAGAAGTACACGCTGAGTTAGATGTACCGGGTTTTGAAGATACAGACGATATGGGAGAACCCACAGGTATTGCATTACCGTATATCGTAACTATCTGTCGAGATACGCGTGAAGTTTTAAGTATTCGCCGTAATTACGATGAACAAGATCCTTTACGAAAAAAGATCGAATATTTCACGCACTTTAAATTTTTACCCGGATTAGGTTTTTACGGATTCGGACTTATCCACATGATTGGAGGCGTTACTAAATCAGCTACGTCTATTTTACGACAGTTAATTGACGCAGGGACATTAGCTAATTTACCTGCAGGGTTTAAGTCTCGCGGATTAAATATTCAACGTGCAGATGATCCTATCCAACCCGGAGAATGGCGAGATGTAGATACTCCGGGAGGAACAATCCGCGAATCGTTTATGCCGCTTCCCTATAAAGAACCTAGTGGCACATTAGCAAACTTATTAGGTGTTCTAGTTGATTCTGGAAAAAGGTTTGCATCCGTAATTGATCAAGGCGGTGCCGAATCTAATCCTAATGCTCCTGTCGGTTCTACGATAGCTACGCTAGAACGAGGTCAGCGAGTAATTTCTGCAATCCATAAACGATTGCATTACGCTCAAAAAACTGAGTTTAAAATATTAAAGAGAATTTTCGGGGAGGTATTGCCTCCTGAATACCCATATCAGGTACAGGGAGCACAACAAACCGTATTCAGAGAAGACTTTAGCAATCAAGTTGATGTCATTCCTGTATCTGATCCTAATATCTTTAGTACTACCCAACGGATTATTTTAGCGCAAACACAGTTACAGATGGCGCAAAGTGCTCCGCAAGTGCACAATCTAAAAGCAGCTTTTCGTAAGATGTACTTGGCTTTAAACATTAAAGATATTGATGACATTCTTTTACCCGACGTTCAGCCAGCGCCTAAAGATCCAATACAAGAAAATCAAGATTCTCTTAACAACGTTCCAATGCAAGCATTTATACAGCAGAATCATGATGCACATATTCAAACGCATTTGTCATTTAGTCAAAACCCTGCAGCAGCTCAAAACCCTGCGGCTGTTCAAGCGTTAAACGCCCATATACAGCAACACCAAGCATTAAAGTACCGAATACAAGTAGAACAATTACTTGCTCAGCAAGGTATTCAACTACCTCAGCCGGGACCAGATGGTCAAATGCCACAAATACCTCCAGAGTACGAAAACCAGATTGCTATCGCAGCAGCACAAGCTACACAGCAGATCACTGGTCAAGAGCAAGCATTGCAACAAGCGATGGAAGTTCCCGATCCCCAGCGTCAAATGTTCGAACAGCAAATGGCACTAGAAGCTGAAAAGTTAAGGCTTCGTGAAAAAGAGGTTGATCAAAAAGCTCAACTTGAACTTGAAAAGATTGACTCTCAAGAGCGCCAAACTGATGTCAAAATTGCAGCAGACTTACGCGAAGTAGAGCTACGGGATGAAAGATCCGCAGATACGAATTTAACTAATCTTGCGCGTATAGTTAAAGAATCTAGGGAACAGCAATAATGAAAGGTGTTAAAAGAGGCCCTCCTCCTAGAAAGGGGCCTGTAAGTCAAGGTTTAAAAAAGCGAGGTAAAAAACGATGAGGTATGAAAGCAAACAGTACCCCGGTCCGGGGGACAAGCGCCCGAAGAAAGTAAGCGTAGATTCTATGTCTGCTTCTGATAAAGGGTTTGCTCAGGCTAAAGACTGTAAAATTGGTGTAGTTTCTGAGCTTGGAAAACAGAAAAAGATTAAAGGAGTTGGTGCTGCAACTAAAGGCACTTCTTTCACAAGTTACATAAATTAATTTATGGACTTTATTAAGTATTCTGAGTTTTTACTCAAAAAGATTCGTGAGCGCCAAGAGGTTCTCACGCATACGCTTGCTTCGGGAAGCGCCCAAGACTTCGCTCAGTACCAACGTATTGTTGGGGAAATTTCAGGTTTAAATTTCACTGAGCAAGAAATAGTAAACCTGCACTCAAAAATGGAAGAGATCAATGACTGAAGTACCTGACCGTGTATTAAATTTTGGTTCCGATGGCGAATTCGCGTTAGAAGACGAGAATAAGCTAACTGCTGAAAATTTAGAGTCTCACGC